CTGCTGGTAATCTTAAAATACGATTGGACTAATCCATGGCTACTATTGTTACACGTTCTGGGAAGGGGTCTCCGCTTACCCATGCCGAAGTTGATGCCAACTTCACAAACCTAAACACGGATAAGCTAGAGCTATCTGGCGGCACCATGACGGGTAACTTATCCTTCGGCAATAGCGTCAAGGCGACTTTTGGTGCGTCTGCGGATTTGCAGATTTACCATGATGGAACTTATAGTCGTATTTATGACAGCAGTGTCAATCTTGTGATTGGAGGCGAATATGTTGTACTACAAAAAGCAGATGGTACAGATAATTATCTTCGTGCAGCACCGAATGCAGAAGTAAAAATCTATTATGACGGTTCCGAAAAACTCGCCACCACCAGCACAGGCGTAGACATCACGGGGGTTTTATCCAGCGATGGGCTGACTGTGGATGGGCAAGGAATATTTCAAACGTCAACTGGCGCAAGTCTTCTTACACTGAAGTCTACAGATAGTAGTATTAGTGGCGGTGAAAGCATACAAATGGATTGGGTTTATGGGGATACCGCAAACTCGACATCTTGGAGACAGCTTTCACGATATGCGGGTAATCAGTTTCAGTGGTTTTCCAATATAGATGATGCTGGCTACAATTTAAGAATGAACCTTTATGAGGGTGGTGACTTTGCGCTGTACGAGGACACAGGCACCACGGCAAAGTTCTTCTGGGATGCGAGTGCTGAGAGTTTGGGCATTGGGACGAGTAGTCCTGCATATGACATTCATATTAAACAAAGTGCTTCATATGGGCTTGGTGTTGAGGCTGTTGCTGATGACAGTCGTTTGATTATTGGTAACGTATCTTCAAGTTGGAGGATTGCGGCAACCTATGATACTGGCGGGTCTTTCCAGCCAATTACATTTTTTACCAGCGACACAGAACGCATGCGCATCGACAACAGCGGTAATACTATAATCAAAGCTGGCAAAGAACTGCGTGTTAATCGTCCCGATGATGCAACATATGGCGCAATCAGCCACGGTGCTTCTGGGACTGGCATTGTATACAATGATCTGAACGGTGACGGGCATCACTGGCAGTTTGCTGGCAGCGAAAAGATGCGCATCGACAGCAGCGGTAACTTGCTGGTGGGTAAGACAGGCACAACGAACTTATTAACCACTGCTGGTCATGTGTTTTATGGTAACGGTGAGGCTTTTCTTACACGGGCGGGAACCCCCTTATTTCTTGGAAGGACAGGATCGGACGGTAGTATTGTCAACTTTTACAAAGACGGCACCACTGTGGGGAGTATTGGGTCACAGGGTGGTGATGCCTTAACTGTAGGTAGCGGTGATACTGGACTTTTGTTTACAGGTGCCAATGATGCAGTCCATCCTTGGAATACATCTACAAATGCAAGTCGTGATGGAGCCATTGATTTAGGCCGTTCCTCTCAACGCTTCAAAGACCTCTACCTCTCTGGCGGTGTCTACCTTGGCGGCACTGCGGCGGGTAATGCGCTGGATGACTATGAGGAGGGGACTTGGACAGCAACACTCACTAACATAACTGGGGGGTCACTTGTCTCTGCAAATTATGTTAAAGTGGGCAGGCTTGTGACTGTGTTTATTACCTTTACTTGCACAGCTGCGCCAACAGCCAATTCCTCTAGGTTCTCATTACCATTCACGCCAGACGGCCCTAATATTTTTGGTCATGGGTCATGGTCAAGAGGCACTGTAGAGGGAGGGGTTTTAGAGGTTCAATCTAGTAACGCCGTTTGTTATTTTGCCGAAAGCGGTTCTTCTTCTGGCACCTACATTGGCACAGCAACCTATCAAACATCATAACACCCCTGTTGGATCACAGGGTAGTCAGTCCAACCATCACAGGAGATAAACGATGGCACTAACTAAAACAGTAAAGAACGACAAGATTGAGGTGCTGAGCCAAGGCGACTGGTCTTGCGTTCAAGTACGCACAGCAACAATCGTGTCAGAAGATGGCGCAGAGTTAAGCAAGTCATACCACCGTCATGTGGTAATGCCTGACGCTGATTTAACGGCAGAGGATGCAGACGTATCTGCGATCTGCACAACCGTATTCACACAAGCGGTTAAGGATGCTTATGCCGCACACTTAGCAGCACAGGAGACACCATAATGGCAGTCACATACACATGGTCAGTACCAATGACAGAACGTAACTTGGCAGACGGTGGCATTACTGTAATCCACTGGCGTTGCACAGGCGTAGACGGTGATTACTCTGCGTCTAGCTATGGCACAACTAGCCACACACCAGATGCGGATGCGGATGGTTTCATTGCTTACGATAACGTAACGGAAGCCAACTGCATTGCATGGGCGCAAGCCGAAGCAAACCAAGCGGATGTTGAGGCGGCGATTGCTGCTAAGATTGAAGCTGACAAAACCCCAACCAGCGCAGCGGGAGTACCGTGGGCGGCTGAATAACACACAGAAAGGAAATCAAAGTGACTGAAGAAAAAAAGGTCATCACGATTGACGATGTAGAATATACGGAAGATCAACTGTCGGATCAGGCAAAAATGTGCATTAACCACATTAACAGCTTAGATCAGAAAATCGGCAGCGCAGAGTTCAACTTGGATCAGTTGCGCGTAGGCCGCAACGCATTCATGGATATGCTCAAGAAAGAGCTACCAGAAGAAAGCTAAAGCATGACCGCATACTACGTCCAGCCAGAGCCAAGCGCAGCAGGTGGCGAAGCCTACTGGCTGGAAGGGTATGCGGTAGGCGATGCTAAGTTTGCCGCTGCGCAATCTGACGGCACAAGCACAACACTTACAGCGCCTACGCGCGTTCGGTTTGCAGGCCTACGCGCAGACGGCACTTCATCATCACTATTTGGCGGCAATCGTGTTGTCGCAGGCGCACTTGTTCAGGAGCCAGTGACGGCAACTGTGACAGGCGTTACGCGCGTGCGGCAAGGTTCAATACGCGCGGACGGCGAAAGCATTGCGCTAACAAGCGGCGCACGCATTAAGACCGCTGCGGCTGTTTCGCAATCTCTCTACGTTCTCGCGGGCTACTGGGACAATGGATATGTAGACTACGGTGATGCCTCAAATACGCAGATTGCTGGCAATAAGACGACAAGCAGTGGCGTACTTTCTGCGGGATCAGCGACAACTCTCATCGGCGTTACGCGCGTTAAGCCCTCCAGCATGCTTGCGATTGCAGAAACGGAAGTTGATATAGCAGGCGGCGTAACCCGCACAAACATCGGCGTTCTCAGCGATGCCAACGGCGTATTTGTTATCAACGGAAATGCAACCTACGCAAGTAGTGCCGTTTCTGAAGCTGTTTCTGAAGCGTTAGGTGCGCTTACGATTAAGTGGCTTGACCAAGCGGAAGATCAAGACGTTTGGACAGATCAAGCTAAAGATACCGACATCTGGACTGACGTTTCTGAGGACACCGACACTTGGACTGACCTAAGTCCGCTAACATAGACGCGAGGCAAGTAATGTTATATATTGCCTGTAACGCATAGGAGATTTAGATGGTTTTAACAGTAACCAAACCAACAGTTGGCGGTTCTGAGGATACTTGGGGTACCACCATCAACACCGCGCTTGATGCTATTGTTTTGGAAATAAATAGCAACGCTGACGGTACGAACGCGATTACGCCCAACCTGACGGAAGGATTGTGGGAGATTAGCGCGACAGCCGTTACGGCATCTGCGGCAGAGCTAAACATTCTTGACACTGCGACTGTTACAACAGCAGAGCTAAACATCTTAGACGGTGATACGGCTGCAATATCCACAACAGTTGTTGACGCTGACCGCGTTGTGTTCAATGACGATGGTACGATGAAACAGGTCGCTATGAGCGATCTTAAAACCTACATCAATGCCTCTGTAGGTTCTGGGTCGGTCACAGAAGTTGCGATGACAGTGCCAACTGGTCTGACCGTTAGCGGAACGCCAATCACAACGTCAGGCACACTAGCGGTTTCCCTGCAATCAGGTTACAGCATCCCAACAACGTCAAGCCAATCCAACTGGAACACGGCGTATGGCTGGGGTGATCATTCTACGCAAGGTTATCTAACATCTGCGCCAGCGCCTACAACTGCACAGGTTCAAACCGCGACTGCGGGCATGCAAGCGGATGACGTTGGTAGTTATGCTTTCTTGAAGGGGTCAATTGGTAGTGAAAACTCAACAGTCAGTGGGTCTGTCATGCGTTTCTCAAACTATACTGCCATTGCTGGGAACTTTACTTCTTCGTCTGGCACATGGCGGCGTATGGGGTCTACTCTTGATACTGGCCCAACAGTCTATCTAAGGATTTCATAAGATGACAATAGAGATCACCGAAGTACGAAACGCTCAGTCAATGAACCCTGAGAACACCCAGTTTGACCTAGAGATTAACCACCCAGACTACGGATGGATACCTTACGCGCTAACGCCTTGGGACACCGATATGACCATAGACAACACAGCCCTGTTGTCTCTCATCGGTACTGACTTTGCGCCATTCTCACAGGTAGACCATGATGCACGAGTTGCCGCTTTTGTCAGGGATCAGCGTGATGTCAAGCTATCATCAGAAGTAGACCCTATCGTCACTAATCCTCTACGTTGGGCAGACTTAACAACTGAAAAGCAAAACGAATGGACGCAGTACCGCACTGATTTGCTAAACGTTCCACAGCAAGCAGGCTTTCCAAACACCATCAACTGGCCCACTAAACCAGAGTAACGCGCATGGCTCTCATACCGCTTAAAATCCCCGCAGGCTTCTACCGCACAGGTACGGAGCTAGATGCATCTGGTCGTTGGCGTGATGGCTCACTTGTTCGCTGGCGTGACGGATCGCTGCGCCCTATCGGCGGCTGGCGTGTGAATGAAAACATCGCCAGTATTACGACAAACGCACCGCGCGGGATGCACACTTGGGAGAGCAACAACGGCACACGCTACGTTGCGGCGGGATCGTATAACGAGCTATTCGCAGTTGTCTCTGGCGGCACTGCATACAACATTGCGCCAACAGACCTTGTTTCAGGGTCAGAGGATGCAGCGGTTAATATCGGTTATGGATACGGGCTTTACGGTGCGGGTACATACGGCACACCGCGCCCTGACACGGGTAACCTAGTTGAGGCAACGACTTGGTCACTGGACAACTGGGGGCAAAACCTGATTGCCTGCTCGATTGCAGATCGGCGTCTTTTAGAGTGGTCATTGGGGCCAACAAGTAAGGCGGCTGTAATTGCAAACTCTCCTTCTGTGGTTAATTCTACTGTAGTCACAGAAGAACGTTTTATTTTTGCTTTAGGTAGCACAAGTGAAGATCCTGCTGTGGGGTTTTCTCCGCGATTGGTTAGATGGTGCGACCGTGAGGACAACACTGTTTGGACAGCATCCCCAACCAATCAAGCAGGCGAAATACAACTTCAAACGTCAGGTCAGATTGAAACGGCTATTCGTACACGCGGTCAGACGCTAATCATCACAGACATTGACGCGCATACAGCACGATACATTGGCCCACCCTATGTGTATGGCTTTGAGCGCGTCGGCACATCTTGTGGCATCATTTCACGCCAAGCGGCGGCGGACGTTGACATGGGTGTATTCTGGATGGGCAACGGCGGGTTTTATCGCTTTGACGGTAACTTGGTTTCTGAGATACCGTGTGATGTCCACGACTATGTTTTCAACGACATCAACACCTCACAGAAAAGTAAGACTTGGGCGTTCACCAATGGGCAGTTTGGCGAAATTTGGTGGTTCTACTGTTCATCAAATAGCACTGAAATAGACCGCTATGTGGCGCTTGATTACAAAGAAAACCACTGGCTCATCGGCAACCTTTCTCGCACCTCTGGCGCGTCACGCGGTGTGTTTGAGTATCCAATGTTGATGGATGCAAACGGAGCAATGTATGACCATGAGGTTGGATTGTCCTACGCAGTCAGCGGCACAGAGCAATCTATATTCGCAGAAAGCGGCCCGATCAGCATTGGCAACGGCGACAACATTATGCAGGTCACAGACCTAATCCCTGATGAAAAGACGCAGGGCGATGTAGACGTTACATTCAAGTCACGTTTCTACCCCAACGACACAGAGTACACGCATGGGCCGTATACACCGTCTAGCCCGACTGCGGTGCGATTTTCTGGCCGCCAGATTAGAATGCGCGTAGAGGGCGATGCGCCTTACGCAGCGTGGCGTGTTGGCACAATGCGGGTAGATGCAAAGCAAGGTGGGCGTAGGTAATGGCAGCCCCCGTACTTCCACCGATTGGCGACAACATAAAGGCTTGGGGCAATAACCTAACTGCATATCTGCGCAGGCAGCTTCCGCGCTTGTACTTCAAGACGGCAGACGACAATCCATCGGAAAACGGCGTTATCTTGTGGGATGACGAAAACGGTTATCCCGTTGTGTCAAAGAATGGCGCGTTTGTGCAGATCGTCTTGGAGGATGGTCAATACGCTGGCGCAGTCACAACAGACCAGACAGCGGCATCTGCAAACACAGCGTACGCTTTAACGTACACTTCTAGCATCGCACAGGGCGTAACAAATGGAACACCCGCAAGTCGCATTGTGTTCGCTGAAGCTGGTCAATACATGATTAGCTTTTCTGCGCAGATTTCATCAACGTCCAGCAGCACAGTGAACTTCTGGTTCTGGCCTCGTATCAACGGGGTAGATGTCACGGGGTCAACGATGAAAAACGCGCTGCACCAAAACGGTTCGGTGCTGGTTGTGTCACGCTCTGCGATCTTTGATGTAAGTGCCAACGATTATTTAGAGGCTATGTGGGCCGTCGATAGCACAAGCGGGTTTTTAGATGCCACGGTTGCGACAGGATTTGCGCCTGCCGCGCCTGCGTCAACGATTGCAATTACGAGGTTGCATGGCTAGGGGTGTTAATATGACTGATAATGTTGTACATTTATACCCAACGCCACGCGTAACGATTTTGCCAGTGCTAGAGGATGACTTTGACCGGTTTCTTGGCGCAGGCATGGAGCTGATAGCTCCGGCGGTCGCAAGGCAAGCAAACAACGTCACCATGCAGGACGTTGAAGACGACATAAGAGGCGGGGGCGCAGTCATGTGGCTGGTTCACGTCGAGGACACGCTGG